GAAAATGTTCCCATTGGATTTGATTTAGTTATAACTGTTCAGAAAAGTCAAATCTGGGGGTGTGTCGAAGGGGATAGTGTTCACGTTCCTTTTTATTCAGAGGATGGAATTCATGAGTAAATGTATTGATTGTGGTAAAAAATTAAGTAATTATCGAGCAAAAAGGTGTAAACCTTGTGCTGGAAAATATTATATTAAAATGCATCCAGAATTAAAAAAGAAAATAAAATATTGCTCTGAATGTAAAAAAGAATTAAAAGGACATGGAAATCCAAAATTATGTCATTCATGTAATTCTAAAATTACATCCAAAAAGGATGGATTTTTTATTCAGAAACATTATTGTGAATGTGGAGACGAAATTACAGGACATTCAAGAAATTCAAAATATTGTCAAAAATGTAAAGGTAAAGTAAGTGGAGAGAAAATTAAAACAACATTATGTAAGCATCACATTGATACTCACCATTATAATGAACAAGAAGATAATATTATTTATTTAAGCCGAGGAGCACATAGTAAAGCTCATGGAAGTTTAAATAAATTAATTGCTGAATTATTAGAAAGAAGAATAATACGATTTGACAGAAATGAATGTATTTATAAAATGCGGAGAATCGATGACCGATAAGTTCACTTTAGATAAATGTTCAGTATGCGGTGAACATAAGGCATTAATGAACAATGTATGTGCCGAGTGTGCTGCGAAGAATGATTTACCTGATTTTATGAAAGATATATTTGGAGGATTTAAAAATGAAAAAATATAAAAGAACTTTATTAGATGAGATAAGATATTTTAACCATCTCTGGGATTAAAAATGCGTATATTAGTATTAGAGGATAATCTAGAACGAATTGAATTCTTTAAAAGAGTATACAAGAATCATGAATTGTATATTACTCATGATATTAACGAAGCTTATCACATTGTAGAAAATAAAGAATTAGATATTATGTTTTTAGACCACGATTTAGACCCTGATAATTTTAAAGCTATAAAAGAAGGTAAAACAGGGTATGATTTTTGTAAATCTTTAGTAGAAGGAAGATTACAAAAACATTCAATCATCTACGTTCATTCAATGAATCCCATCGGAGGTCAAGCAATGGTAAATTTATTAAAAGATAATGGTTATGAGGCACTGTGGGTGCCTTATCATTTATTAAAATTGGAGGATAGAGATGGATAAAGATAAATTAATTCAAAAGTATAGAAATATGGTGCAATATAAAAATCTTTCTGATGAAGAATTAGAACAATTAGTTCAGAAGAAGATTGATGAAGAAGGATTATTAACAGCTTTTGTTGGATTAAGCGATACAGAAAAACAAAAAGCTATCCAACTTTATGACCAGTATGTTTCTGAACATTCATTCGAATCATTAGCCGAAAAAAGTACATTAATTAATTTAGTCTATCTAGAGATGTTAAATGATAGAGTTAAATTGTATATTGAAAAAGAAGGCAAAGATAAACAGGGAGCCATTCCTTTAAGAATGACTGAACAACTTGTTTTTAATAATACACAAATAATGCAATTTAAAGAAAAGTTAGGCATGATGAGAGATGCAGACTCTGAAAATGCTTTAGAATTAATGAATGAATTAAAAGAAAAAGCTCTTACCTATTACAATGAACATGCTGGTTGTACAACGATTCGTTGTCCGTATTGTCAACAACTTTTTAATTTATTAATGGATGTAAGTAATCTAACACCAGAAAAATGTTCATTTTTTAGGGGTACGATGTTATATAATTTACCATTACTCAATCTTTATCATAATAAAAAAATAACTAAAGAAGAAGTTGCTAATGTATTAGGAACTCACATAAATTATGTGGATTTTATTTATAATAATCTTTATCTTAAAGAATTAAATAGCAATGAATAAATGCATAGATTGTAAAAAAGAATTATCAAAAGATAGTAACAGTAAAGCAAGGTGTAGAAAATGTCATTTCCAATATTTACATGATAATCCCCAAAGTTGTGCAAATTTTAAACATGGGAGAGCAATAAAAAAATATTTTAATTGTATAGATTGTGGTATAAAATTAAGTAGCAACCCTTTTGCAAAAAGATGTCATATTTGTGCTACAAAACATTTGCATAAAATTGGATTAATAAATTGTAAAGGAGAAAAAAATTCGAATTGGAACGGTGGAAAACCAAAATGTATCGATTGTGGTAAAAGAACAAAAGATTATAATAAAAAACGATGTTGGGAATGTTATATAAAGTGGACTCAAATACCAAAGAATAATGCTATGTATGGAATTCATAGGTTTGGTAAAAAAGCTCCTGGTTATATACATGGAATGGCATATTTACCATATCCCTTAGAATGGTGGAAAATAAGAATTGAAATTAGAAATAAATTCAATCATAAATGTATTATATGTAATAAAAAAGCCAAACATGTCCATCACATAGATTATAATAAAAAGAATTGTAAAGAAGATAACTTAATTTTATTATGTTTAAAACATCATGTACGAACAAATGGTAATCGTGATTATTGGTATGCTTATTTTAAATATTTAATGGAGAATAGATAATGATTGCTAAGATAAAAGAAAACGATTTAAAGATTTTTCAAGTCTTATCTCATCCGATTTCTTGTGCGGAAGTGATGTTCCACGATTTTGATGCATTAGGAATGTGGAACAAAGACAATTTCGGGTACGTCAGAATTTATCAATATCCCATGATGTCATTTGATAGTTTATTTTTAGAAGATAAAAAAATATCTAAAGAAAAGAATTGGGAAATTAAAAATAATTTAGCAGAAAGTTATAACTTAGGTGGTCGTTTAACTGGTAAAACCAGAATTTCTATTATAATAGATTTTGTAATGGCTACTTTTAATAAAAGTTATAATTGGGCGGTAATTTCATCTTATGATAAATTACATGTGTTAGAAATATTTGAAAAATTAATAAATGGTTTTGAAAATCACAAAATACTTAAAATACTAAATTGTCATTCATTAAGGAGTCCTACATATAAATTAAATTTTGCTAATGGATGTTTATTAGAAAGTGTAAATATGAATATTGCTAGTAAAAATCCAGGCGGACAATTCTTTGGTAAGCACGTTGACCGTCATGCGATGGAAGAGGCTTCTTATTTGACAAAAGAAGTATCTGGTAAAATGTTAATGGCACAGGCTGAAAAAGGGTGTATTAATCGTTATAGTGGTATGACTATTTTTACAAAGACATCTCCTATGGGAGAAATCTTTTTCGATTTAAAAAATAAAAAGAAAATAATAAATATTCCTTCTTATTGTAACCCAACATGGAATGATAAAAAAGAAACAGATGCTATAAAAGAATTTGGTGGTAAAGATTCTCCTGGCTATCAAGTTCAAATAGAAGGTAAAGTTATTGAAGGAGCAGAAAGTGTTTTTGATATTCAAAGAATTAGACAGACTTATATTGTAGATAAAAAAGGAATTGGAATTGAGATTAAAGCATTTGAAATAAATAAAGATTCATTTTTTAGATATAAAGAAATTGTTATTGTTGAGAAACCAATCAATGCAGATTTTTTAGGTGTCTATGCAGATATTGGAGAAGGTGGTGCTCCTTCAGAATATATTATTATTTCCAAAACAAATAAAATTTATAAATACATTTATAGAATTACTACATTCCAACTTTCTCCAGAAGAAGAAAAGGATTTTATAAAATATTTAATTAGTATTTTACAACCTAATATTATAGGATTAGATAATACTTCTGGTGTAGGTAAGGCATTAATAAGTGCATTAATAAAAGATTATCCAGATAATATTATTCCAGTATCATTTAATGAAAATATAGATATTGATTATGAAAAAGATAAGAATAATCAATATATTAGAGGTAAAGATGGAAGTTATGTATTCAAACAAGCCAATGTAGTAGATTGGTCCATGCAATGTTTAAAGGATATATTCTATAGTAAAAAGATACAAATGTATGAAGATATTAAATTTGATACACAGATTAATAATATAATTGTTGGAAAAACAAGACAGGGAAAAGTTATGTATGATTGTAAAATTGGACAGAACCATTTGTTCCAGGCTTTTCAGGTATTTGCAATTTGTCATTTTTTAACTGAATTTAAAAATATCAAACCCATACAGAAAAGAAAACCAGGTATGGGAAGTTTTGGGAGTGCATAATGTTTAATCTAAACGTAACTAATATTGCCAGTATAGGAAGAGAAATCTATTTATGGCATAGAACTGGTAAGACTCTTTCCTTATTTAAAGATAAAAATTTCTTTCCGTATTTCTATCAAATCTCTCCCACAGGAATTTATAAAACAATAGATAATAAAAAAGTAGATAAGATAGTATGTGCCCGGCCTTCTGATTTATCAAGAAGAAAAGACGAAAATAGTTATGAAGCAGATGTATCTTTTACCAAACGGTATGTTATAGATAAGATTACATCTTTTGGTAAGGCAGACTTAAAATATTCTTTTGTTGATATCGAAGTATTATGTAAAGAATTACCTAACTATCTTTATCCAGAAGACCCAATTTCATGTATTTCGTGTTCTAATTCTTATAATAATAAAATTTATTGTTTCTTTTTGTCAGTTTATACAGGTACAATTGAAGAACAAGAAAAAGAATTATTAAATAATTTTGTTAAATTTATTAGAACAGAACAATTTGATTTGTTATTAGGATGGAATTTTATTGAATTTGATTGGCTTTATCTTTGTGCAAGATATAAGAAAGTATTTGGATGTGAATTAGCGGAAATATTAAGTCCAATAGCACAATCTAAATATTTGGGAAGTTCTCAAAAGGTAGAACCGACATTAATTCCTGCTGGTATAAGTATATGCGATTATTTAGAAATGTACAAAAAAATCTATCGTACAGAACCTTCTTATGCTTTAGATGCTGTTTGCCAAAAAGAATTAAAAGAACAATCTTATAAAAAGGTAGATTTTAGTAGATTGTCCGATGATATTAAGGAAAAAAATATAAATGATGTCAAAAGAATGATAGATTTGGAGAAAAAACGTAAGATTATAGAATACTATGATGAACTTAGGCGTATGTCTATGTGTGAATGGAGTGATGTTACCTGGAATAGTAAGATGTTAGATGTAATTCTTTTAAGAGAAGCCAAACAAAAAGGGATAATATTACCTTCTAAGCATTATGGAGAAGGAATTGAAGTAGAAGAAATTGGATTTGAAGGAGCTTATAGAAGATGCGATACAGGTTTGTATAAAGGTCTTTGGAAATTAGACCTTTCTTCGGCATACCCAATGGCTATAATTAATTTTTGTCTAGACATTTCAAATATTAAGAATGAAGGAATTACCATAAACAAGGTAAAGTTTTACCAGAACGAAAATGCTTTACTTCCTACAATTGCTAGAAAATTAATTAGTAAGAAAGATATTTTAAAAGCACAACTCAAATCAACCAATCCAGAATTAGAAGAATATAAAGATTTAGAAATTAAGTATAATGCTATTAAAGCAGTAGTTAATTCTCTTTTTGGTGTGTGCGGATTAAAGATTTTTAGATTATTTGATTATAGAATAGCTTCAAGTATTACATTTTTAATTAGAGATTTATTACACTACATTGAAGACGAATTAAAAAAACGTAGTGTAAATGTTATTTATATAGATACTGATTCTGTTTTTATAGAAGCAAAAGAAAATCCAAAGGATTTATGTAATGAGTTAATTAAACAATGGGCAAAAGAAAAATACAATAAAGATAGAATAGATATTGCATTTGATTTAGAAGGTCAGTTTGAAAAACTTTTTGTTATTGCATTGTGTCATTATAAAGGATATCTATCTACACCCAAAGGTATAAAAGAAGAAATAAAGGGTATCGAAGTTCGTAGAAAAGATAGTTCTAACTTTATTAGAGAATTTCAGAATACTTTAATTAATAAAATTATGAATGAAGAACCAAAAGAAGAAATAATTAAATGGATAAATACAGAAAAAGAAAGAATTAAAACGCTACCTCTGATTGATGTAGGATTTCCTTGCAGAATATCTAAAGAAGCAGAAACTTACAAATCAATTCCTATATTTTTAAGAGCTTTACAATATACTCAAGAATTAGTACCCTCTTTTCAGAAAAATACAGGAGATAGTTTCTATTGGATTCCTGTAAAATCATTTGGTACTGCTACAAGAAAATCTAGTAGAAATAAGACTGATAAAGAAACAGGAGAAAAATCGGTGCAATCTTCCGAAAAAGAAGTTAATAAGGATGTTCTTTGTTATGATGAAGATACTAATACCCATATTAAAGAAGTTAATTATGATAAAGTAATTGATAAATCTATTACAATGAAGTGCGAAGCAATCTTTTTAGCATTGAAATGGGATTTATCTTTAATAAAAGAAATTAAACCTAAAAAAGAGAGAAAGAAAAAATGTACTACATAGTTAGTTTTTCAGGGGGTAAGGATTCTACTGCGGTACTTCTAAGATTATTAGAAGAAAAGAAGCCCATAGATGAAATTGTGTTCTTTGATACAGGCTGGGAATGGCCGGAAGTATATGCTCATGTTAAAAAAGTAGAAGCATATATAAAAAGACCTATTGTATGGCTTACTTCTGAAAAATCATTTGATTGGTGGATGTTCGAAAAACCTTGTGCAATTGGTAAAGGAAAAGGATTCCCCCGATTTAATTTAAGATGGTGTACAGGATTAAAACAAGATACTATTCGTAAATATTTAGTTGATAAAAAACCTTATATTAATTATATCGGTTTTACAAAAGGCGAAGAATACAGAATGGAAAGATATACCAAAGATACAACAAAAAGATTTCCTTTAATAGAATGGGGAATGACTGAACAGGATTGTTTAGATTATTGTAAGGCAAAAGGATTTAATTTTGAAAATTTATATAAGTATATGAATAGTACTTCTTGTTGGTGTTGTCCTTTACAACCCCTTACAGCATTAAGGAATGTATATAAGTATTTTCCTGATTTGTGGAAAGAATTATTGAGGATGCAAAGTAAAACTAAAACCCCATTTAAAATTGACCACAAGAAAGATAAACAAGGAAAAAATATTTGCCCAGGAATTTATGTTACTGATTTAGATACTCGTTTTAAGAAAGAAATTAAAGATGGAATTTTTGATAAAAAATTAGGGGGGAAATAATGCCTAATAAAATTCAGATTTGGGAATTAAAACAAAGACAATCATTACCTTTAGAACAAAAAATAATCTTAACAAAAGAAAGAATAAGAGCATTTCATGATAAATTACAGGGAGAAGTATGTATATCTTTTTCTGGTGGTAAGGATAGTACAGTTCTTTTGCATATAGTTAGAAGTATGTACCCTGATGTTAAGGCAGTCTTTGTTAATACAGGACTAGAATGGCCGGAAGTGGTACAATTTGTCAGAGAAACAGATAATGTAGAGATTATTAGACCTGAAATGACCTTTAAACAGGTATTAGATACTTATGGATACCCAGTTACCAGTAAAAAGATTGCTAAAATGCTTGAGTGTGTGCGTAATCCAAGTGAGGGAAATGCTACTGTAAGAAATCTTTATTTAACAGGTATAAGAGGAGATGGAAAGAAAGCATCTGGAAGTTGGAAATTACCAGCAAAATGGAAATTTTTAATAAAAGCTCCTTTTAAAATTTCAGACCAATGCTGTAATGTAATGAAAAAACTCCCATTTAAAAATTATACAAAGAAAACAGGATTACATCCTTATGTAGCTACAATGGCAAGTGAAAGTAGATTAAGAGAAATTACATATTTACAAAATGGATGTAATAGTTTTACAGGTAAAGTTCAATCACGACCTATGAGTTTTTGGCTAGAAGAAGATATCTGGGCATATATTAAGAAGTATAATTTAAAGTATGCTACAATCTATGATAAAGGGCAACAAAGAACAGGATGTATGTTTTGTATGTTTGGAACTCATTTAGAAAAAGAACCTAATAAATTTCAATGCATGGCAAAGACACATCCGCAACTTTGGGATTATTGTATTAATAAAATAGGAGTAGGTAAAGTATTAGATTATATTAAGGTACCATATAAATTATTAGAAAATAGTACAAATGATGGACAACCTGACCATGAATTACCAATTCATGAACTGGAGTAAAAATGAATTTTAAAATTAAAGATATAGAAAAACGACTGGGGTTTAAATTAAGAATTAATACCTATGTCGTTGGCGTGGATACTGCTAGTATAACAGGATTAGCAATTCTTGAGACAGATAAAAAGAATCTTAAAGTAAAAACTTCTATTTTTAAATTACCTGTGGTTAAAAAGACTGATGAACTATCTGATAAATTTGTGGAAAAGTTAGAATTTATGTTAAGGAGTATAAGAGATTTTAAGAAAAATGAATTCGGTCAGAAGAAAGCAAACAAAACTGTATTAGTATTAGAAAATTCTTTTCTTAGTTTTAACCCAGTAACATTTGGATTATTACGTATGTTAGCAGGAATAATTTTCGCAGAATTATTTGATAATTTTGAAGAGATAAAAATAATATTTCCTCTATCAGCAAGAAAAGGAATAGGATTTAAATCTCAATTAAAAAAAGGAAGTAAAAGAGAAGAAAAGAAAAAAGAATTAGTAGATTTTATAAATAATATTTTTGGAACACAAGAAACTTCAGATGATATTACAGATGCAATTATTTTAGCACTTAATGGATTAAAAGAATAATATGAAAAACTTCAAACCAATGCTCGCACCTAATCAGGCAGTCGATATTAAAACATTACAGTATCCTTTACTTGTTAGTTATAAATTAGATGGGATTAGATGTATATTTAAAGATGGGAAAATGTATAGTAGAGCATTAAAACAATTTCCTAATGTACAATTAAGAAAGAGATTTGAACATATAGCCAAGTATACATTAGAAGTGGGATTAGTTTTTGATGGAGAATTACTTGCAAAATCAATTACATTTAATGAGTTATCTGGAATTACCAGACAACTTGATAAAGAACTCCCAGATGATTTATTCTTTTATTGTTTTGATTGTATTATAGATAATGATTTTAATGCTCCTTTTATAGATAGAATTAATTGGATTAAACGATTAGATATAACTAATTATGTTAAAATAGTGAGTCAACATGTAGTTGATTCACAAGAAGCAATTAACAATATTTACGATGGGGCAATTGGTTGGGGATGTGATGGATTAATTTTAAGAGACCCTAACGGTAGATATAAATTTGGAAGAGGAACTATTAAAGAAGGTTTAATTTATAAAATGAAACCATTTCACACTTTCGACTCTAAGATTATAGGAATTGTTCAAGCAACAAAAGTAAGAGAAGATGCAGAAAAGAAAATTAATGAATTGGGAAGGTCAGTAACCAGTAAAAAGAAAGATGATAGAATACTAATTAAAAAAGCAGCAGCATTTGTGGTTATGTATAAAGGAAAAGAATTAAAGGTTACTATTGCTATGAATGATGAAGAAAAAGAAAATATTTGGAAGAATCCTAAAAATTTTATCGGAAAATATGTAGAATATAAGGGGATGCTTGTTGGGGCAAAAGACCTTCCAAGACATCCAACAACTATTAGAATGAGGTATGATAAATGAAAAAACTAATTCCTATTTTAGTATTTATTAGTATTTTGTTAGTATTTACAATCTCATATGCTGCGGTACCTCAGTTTAAAGTACATATACTAAAGAATTTAGCTCCAGGAGTTAATTATTCTATCAACTATCCTGTAGTAATTGATTATGATGGAGATGGCGACCAAGATGTTCTAATCATTACCAAAGAAGGAATTCTATACTTTTTAGAAAATTTAACTATACAATAAAATGAGCGACTGGAAAGAACAATTAGATAAAAAAGAAAAAGAACTTAACCTAACCAAAGGAGGAACAGATGGACAGATTGTTTCATCTAGTAGTGTTGTTAATAGGAATAGTAGTAGGAGCAGCAGGGATGTACATAGGATATCCGTATATAAAGAAGTAAAAATTGTACCAGAAAAAGGAGGGAACAGAAAAGAACATTACAATGTAGGAAATGATAATCCAAATCACAAACATGGAGAATGTATTAGAACAAATTTGAAATGTATCGATTGTGGAGAAGAAGTAAAAAGATATGATGCTGACCGTTGCGGAAAATGCCATGCTAAAAGACTTAAAACACCAGAGAATAATCCAAATTGGCAAGGTGGATTGAGTTTTGAACCTTATTCTTTAGAATGGACTGAAACATTAAAAGAAGAAATCCGTAAACGTGATAATTACAGATGTGCTATTTGTTACAAATCTGGTAAAGATGTACATCATATTGATTATAATAAACAAAATTGTTCTAAACATAACTTGATTACACTTTGTATTGGATGTAATTCTAAAGTTAATTTTAATCGTGATTATTGGAAGAATTATTTAATCAATATTAAATACAAAATAGGAGGTGTTAAAGTGATAACGGTTGATGGAGCACTTAAAGATTTGGAAGCAATTGAAGTATCTACAGTTAGCGATGGTGTAAAGGTAGTCAGAGCATTAAAAGTAGTAGTAAAATTTTTAAGTACAATGAGAAGTAATCAGCTTTTAACCGAAGAAGAAAAAGTAAATATCCGTAAAGCAAAAGAAGCAAGAGCAGCAAAAGAAGTAAAGTAACTTAGATGGAGAGATGGAAACTTCCTTCTCTCCCCAAAGAATCGTTACAAAATATGTTATACTTGTATAGAGGTAGAAAAAGATGAATATGGCACTTAAAGAAATAGTAGGTGGATTATTAATTATAACATCTATTTTCGATGCTATAAAATATTCTTTGCAAGCAGCTAAAATTCGAAAAACTAAAACTGCTAAATCCCAAAGTAGAAAATTTATTAATTTTGCTATTTTAAATGACGTAGTAAAATTAGGATATGGATATGTTATTATAGATTGGTTTATTATTATTTCTTCATTATTAGCTATAGGATGTATGTTAGATTTGTGGTATACTACTTATATTTATTATCCTTATAGATGCAGAGGTCTAACGGGTTTTAAGAAACCGAATATATTATTTTATTTAATAAATAGTATCTTACCCAATTCAATTAGGAAAAGATTGTAACAAGGAGACCAAATGCAAATAACTTACTGTGATTTTTGTATGGCACCATTAAAAGAGCATGATTATTACATGATGTATGTTACTACACCCGTAGGAGATTCTACTAGCGAAATAAAAGATTATAACGATTATATGGAAAAGATATCACGTGAAGTAAAACAAATCTGTCCTGGTTGTAAAGATATTTTTGATAAAATGTTTGAATTAAAATTAAAAAAACTATCTGAACTAGCAGAAGAAATTGATGGAATTTATAAGTTACCTTCTAAAAAGAATCCAAAAGAAAGAAAAAATGAAAAAGAAAAGTAATTTAAAAAGTATCTGTTGTAATAAAGAAGTAAGAGTTGAAGGTATGAACGATTTTAATAAACAATGTACAATGTATCATGTTTGTACTTATTGTAACAAACCTTGTGATGTTACAGTTAAAGTAAGAAAAATATGGACAATCAATCCTTCTACTAAAGTTAAAGGAGACGAACGTGGCAAACAAAAAAGAAAAGAAATCGAAAAGGAAATTAGAGAAATTGGTAGTGCGTAAAATTTTATGGGATAATACCTATGGCGAGATGCCCACAATGCATGCTCTCGGTTCCACAGGTCATCCTTCCGAAAGAGATTATTAAAGATGAATAATATTCTGTTATTTTCAGACCTTCATATTACACAATCCTCACTTAAAGAATGTGCCTTGATTCTTGAAGAAATCGGCATGTTGGCAAATAAGTATAATGTCGATACTTTAATTAATCTTGGAGACACCTTTGATTCTCTCAAACCTACATCCGCAGAATTAGATGTCTTTGCTACCTTTATTAGAAGACTCAATAAAAAAATTATAATACTGGCAGCAAATTCCCACGAATCTACTACTCAAGAAGAATCAATATTAAATCATTATGGTATACTTTCTAATAATGTACAAGTAGTCAAAGAATATAAAGATGGTAATCATCTTTATTGCGGACATTTTTCAATTAAAGAATCTAAAAGTAATTACGATGCCAAACTTTCTAAAGAAGAATTTAAAAATTATTTATATGTTTTTTTGGGACATATTCATAGTTATCAGTTAATTCCAAAAAATATTGTGCATTTGGGAAGTTGCAGGTATGTTAATTTTGATGAAGCCGAAGATAAGGCAAAAATCGTGGCTCTTATTACAGACTACGGAACCGAGACTGAAAAAGTGCATTTTATGAAACTCAAAACACCAATAAAAATGATAGAGATAATATTAAAAAATGAAAACTAAAATTTGTAGTAGATGTAAAATAGAATTACCTATAACCGATTTTTGTAAAGGTAATGATAAAGACGATTTAAATTACCACTGTAAAAATTGTCAAAATAAATATTATAAAATACATCATAAACCGATAATTAAAAAAAAGAAGATTTGTTTAATTTGTAAAAAAGATTTTATTCCACCTGGTAATCATCAAAAATTTTGTTCTAAAGAATGTGGATTAATTGGGAATAAAAAACAAAGAAAAAATCATAGATTGACTCCCAATGTAATTTTATCTATAATAAAACAAAATATAATCAGAAGGAATATCGAATTAAATATAACAAAAGAAGATTTTATTAATTGGTATAATTCTCAAGTCAAAACTTGTCATTATTGTAAAAGAACTTTAGAAGAAATAAATTGTGATATAAAAGAAAAAAGATGTAAAAATAGATTATCAATAGATAGAAAAAATAATAACAAGGGATATGTATTAAATAATATAGTATTAGCTTGTTATAGGTGTAATACAATTAAGGGGGAATATTTTACGGAGCAAGAAATGTTACGAATAGGTAAAACAATTTATCAAAAATAGAGGTAACTAAATGCAAGACAACAACTTAGAACAAAATAGGCAAAATTCCAATAGTAAAGATGATACCCTATCTAAAGATAATTGCTCTATGGGGCTAAAACAGGGCAAAAATGCCTTAAATTTAGGTCAATGTCAGACTTATTTAGACAAATTAGACCCAAATACTAAAGTAAAGGTTAAAATCTTGGATTTCGAATCCTTCAGACAGTTCCTTCCTCTGTGTCATAAATATAGTTCAAAATTCGAAGTATTTAAATATTCTACAGAGTTCAATGTGGTTTCGGATTTAGTACCGACAAGTGCGAAAACTGAAATGAATAGTTTTAAAGAATCTTTTACTAATTGGCTCAAGAATCAAAAAATAGATATAAAAATTATGGAGATACTAAAGAAAGAAATAGACAATGATTAAAATAAAATTCGTAAAAGATGTTTGGCAGAAAAATGATTTTATGGGAGTTTATGATTATTTAAATAATACTATTAGAATTCAAAATAAATTATCTTTAAAAGATAAAATAGATACCATTCTACATGAGTTTGGGCATTACTTTATTTATAAATTAAAATTAGATAAAAATTGTAATTATGTATATGATATTATTTGTGGATTACTTGATAACAGATATAAAAATAAAAGAAAACACTTTAAATTCTTAACTAACTATTATTATAAATAAAATGATAATTAAATCCTTAAAGATTACTAATCTACAACTTTTTAAATCGGTTGAAACTACTTTTGAGAAAATAAATATTATATCAGGAAGAAATTTAGACAATCAAAACGAAAGTGGTAATGGTAGTGGGAAATCTACTTTAGTGTTAAGAGCAATTTTGTTTGCATTATATGGTTATTGTGAAGAAGGACTTACACTTAAAGATTTAATTAGAATAGGAGAAAAGGAAACGAGTATTACAGTTGTAATACAAAAAGGTAACGATACATTTAAAATAATAAGGAAGATACCCAGCGAGTTACAAGTTTTTCTAAATGATAAAGAAGTTCAAGCCAATACTGCAACTATTAAACAGCAATTTATTAATGAACATTTCGGAGATGTTAATTTCTTTAGGCAATATAGATGTGTAGATTTAAAGAATGGGATAAATGTTCTAGATTTAGGTATTGTTTCTTTAAGAAAGACATTAATGGGATTTATAGAAGGTATTTTTACAAATATTAGAACTCAACTTTTAACTAAAAAGGTAGAAAGAGAAAGATATTCGGTAGATAAGAAATTATATAAGCATTATCTTTCTATAAAGCGATTAGACCTATTAAATGCTTCATTAGATGAGATAAAGAATGATTATGATAGATTTGAAAAAGATAAGAATACCCAGCAAGGAATTATAGGGCAGATTAAATCTGAAATCTCAAGTAGAGAAAAGATTATTAATTACAAACAACAAGAAATGAAAAAGGTAGATGAAGGTATATGTCCAGTTTTAAAAACAAAATGTGAGAAAATTGCTCCTAAGAATAAACCCAATATTTTAGGATTAACTAAAGAAATAGACTTATTAAAAGAAGAGATAATTAACTATAAAAAACAGTTAGAATCCGAACAAGAATCTATAGGATATTATGACGATACTCTGTCAGTTCTGCGGAATAAGGAGAACAAAGCAAGAGAAAAACTACTAAGATTGAAGGGTGCTTTCCAATTTAAGGATTATAAATACACAAAATATGATATACTTATATATGATGAGGCTATAAAGGTCTTAGATTCGTTTGCTGGGGAATATATAAAGGAATGGCTATCTTCTTTGCAGATTATTATAAATAATCTTTTACAACCTATTAATATCTCTGTAGAATTTAGTGCTGATAAAGATTTTCTTAAAGTAAAGGATAATGAACAGATACTTAAATATGACCAATTATCAACCGGCCAAAGATGCTTTCTTTCGGTTATTTTTAAACTAGCAATTCTAATGCAGCAGAATAAGACAGGTATTGTTATTATGGATGATTCTTTAAATAATTTAGATAGTATTAATTTTAAAAATTTAATAGAAATTTGTAAAACACTTCCTTTTCAAATTATAGCGGTATATCAATCAAGAGTTGAGCTTGAAGAAGTTAAACAGTTTATAGTTACTAGAGAGAAAGGCATTAGTAATGTTCAAGTGTCCTAGAAAAAATAAAAATTGTAAACCTTGTTTAATATATCAGTGTAAGGGTAGTAATTTTATTTGTTCTGGAGTAAATAAAAAACCTACAAAATATAAGAAAGATTATATTACTTTATGTTTAAAAGGACAATTAGCAAATAGGTCAATAGAAATGACTGTAGAGGAAGCTTGTTTTATTGCCTCTGCCATAATGGGTACCGCAGGTAATTTAGCACCTTCTATTATAAAGGAACCGAAATAATGACTCATTCACATAGAACTCAGAAGTCGCAAGTTAAAAAAGTAAATACTCGTAAAACTGAAGAAAAAATTTTAACAGGAGTTAATGTTAGGGGTATAGCAGATGCGTTTATTTTATCTATAGAAGATAGATACATGACATACAGAGATTTCAAAAGAATACAAGAAATATTAGATAGAAAGTATTGGAAACCTGATTGGGTACCAGAGAAGAGGATAAATGCTTAAATATTGTATTTTTACTGTAATTTTAGCTATTATAACAGCCCTGTGGGAAATTCAGGTAGAAGGAAAATGGGGTTGGGCAAAACTTCTACCTACCTTTCGTATTAATGTTTTTTTTAGAAAATTATTAGGTGGAAAAGCATTGACTGGTTATCACATTTTTTTATTGTTATTATTTATAACTGTATTTCATGGTTTATTTATTAATGAATTGGGAACTTGGAAAATAGAAAGTACTATATTTGGAATGGTATCTTGGTTTTTTGTTATTGAAGATGTATTGTGGTTTATTTTTAATCCTCACTATACTTGGAAAAGATTTCGGAAAAAAACAATAGAATGGCATAATAGATGGTTTTTAGGATTACCAATTACTTATTGGTGGGGAATGATTGTTGGTACAGTTTTATTATTAGGAGGAAAATAGTAATGTTAGTATATTTATTAATGATAATTTGTATAATAGGACTTACAATAGTAGTTTTATGTCTATCAGAAGTTCTTTCTGAAGAATATAAAGGAGATAAGAATGATTAAACCGATTATAACTAATATAAAAGAACTTCGGAAACCCTGTCTGGAAGTTACTAAAGAAGATGATATTAAATCTATTGTTCAGGACTTAAAAGATACATTAGAATCAAAAAAGTGTGTTGGACTTACAGCAAATCAAATAGGATTTAATAAAAAAATTTCTTACATAAAGATACCCAAAACTATTGATAAAAATAAACAGGTACAATACGGTGAATACGTTCTTATTAATGCTAAAATTATAGAAAAAGAAAGACTCATTAAAGTTAAAGGAGAATCCTGTATGAGTTTTCCTGGGATTGATGTTATTACTCGTAGATATGTTTTTTGTATTGTGCAGTATTATAATGAAAAAATGGAATTACAAACAGGAGCCTTTCAAGACCTAGAATCTATATGCGTACAGCATGAACTAGACCATCAAAACGGTATAACTATCTTTCAAAGAAAGTGGGTGTCCAAATGATAATTTGTTTTATAGTCAGTTTAATTATTATTACAATTGTGCATGAAGCAGCTCATCTAATTGTAGCTAAGAAGTGTAAATGTGGTGTTATTAGATATAGTATAGGATTTGGTAAGCCTGTTTTATTAAGTAAAAAAATAGGAAATACAATATATCAATTAACTCCCTGGTTATTTGGAGGATATTGTGAATTAAAAGGAGAGTTAAAAGCAACAAAAATAAAAAATGCCTTTATAAATCTTCCTTATAGAAAGAAACTAGCAATTGCAATAGCTGGATGTGCAGTAAATATGATTTCTGGAGCTATTATAATGTACATCGGATTAAGATTTCAGATTTATAACTTATATTACTTTGGATATCTGTCATTAGCATTAGGCGTAACTAATTGGTTTATACCGATACCTTGTTTAGATGGGGGTTATGCTTTATGGTATCCTATTTTAACAAAAAAATTCGGTCTTAAAAAAGGTACTAAAATTTTTGCCAAAGCAGTAAGAATTAGTTTTATAATAGTAATAATATTAAATATAGTTTGTATTCCTTATTTGATATATTTATTTAAAGCTGGGAGGATATAATGAGAAAATTAATACTTAATTTATTAGAAAAGATTCCATATCGTACATCATTTGGACTTTCTCTTGCAGATGTGTTAAAGGTAAGGTATTATCAAAAGTATAGTAAATATCATATTAAATGCTTATGCGGAGGAACTATAGTTACATACGGAATACCACCCGATGGTTGGGAAACTGTATGCATT